CTTTCCTTTCGAAGATTGCTGCCACATAGCGCCCAAGACTCGATCAACAGTGGCTTGATCGGCTTCAGGTAATGCCCGGTATTGATTTACCAGGTTGTCCTCTGCAGCCGTGGACCCATCTACGACATGTGGGGTTGGCACGCCTGTGACGACGTAGAGGATATCGACACCTTTTTCAGCCACGGCCGCGAGGTAAGCGGCGTCGGGACTGCGCTCACCTTTTTCGTAGTTGTACTGGCTATTTTTCGAGGCGCCAGCGACTGCCGCAAATTCAGTCTGGCTGAATCCCAAACGTTCACGCTCTTCTTTGAGACGCTCACCAATTCCCACAATCGTCTCCCTATAGACTTTACAGTCCCACATTTATGGTAAATACTTCGTCTGTCATCACACTAAATCACACGATAAGAGACTATGCCGAACGCATCCCATTTTGAGCAAGCCTGCCTGGAGGCCCGTGAGCATCTGGAGCGGCTCGGTATCACAACCAAAGCGTGGGCTGAACAACATCGATTCAACCCTTCTACGGTGTACGCGGTGTTGAACGGGCAGAAAAAGTGTTTGCGAGGCGAAGCTCACCGGGCAGCCGTTTTGCTTGGGATCAAAGATGGCGCCGTTTCACGCCAAGGCCTTGGGCACCAGGGAGTGCCCTAAAGATGAAACGCCCAGTTTTGGCTATTCGCAAAGACGTTGTGTTGCCCCGCGCAGGAGCCTGCCAATGAGCACTTACAAATTGATCTGCCCCCACTGCCATTCCCGTATGCGGATTCGCACGAGCGAGGGCAAGCATATTTTTCTGCGCGTGGCCTACCTGCAATGCACCCATGAGGGTTGCGGATGGTCGGTACGCGCCGAGTTTGAGATGACCCATGAGATGAGCCCCAGCGGGATGGCCAACCCCGAGGTCAGACTGCCGCTGGCCACTGCCGCACAGCGGCGTGCGGCAATGGTGTCAGCCACCGATCAACCCGACCTGCTGGACCCACTGAAAAAGGAGCGTGCGACATGAATACGGCAACCCCTACCGAGCATCAGGAATATGAAGCCAGCATGCAGTTGGCGGCTCTGTTTTTTCTGCAGCGCCATCAGGCTGAGCATCTGGGTAATGACCAATTGCTGTTTGACCGGGCGGTGCAGCATTTGACCGCGAGCCTGGAAGTGCCGCTGCACAGGGCTGAAAAGCTGGTGACCCGGGCATATGGCGAGTTGAGGTGCAGCAGTAATCATCAGCTGGATATTGAGGCCAGCTCCACCACTGTCGCCGTGGTGACTGATCCGTCCAGCGGATTGGCGTGGGCGGTTCCGGTCAATCTGATTTATGAACGCATCATCAATGCAACGGATAACCGCCGACTGCAGCTCGTAACGCCCTAACCCTTAAACCCCCTTCTCCCAACCTGTTTGCAATGGGTTTGGGTGAACTGCACCCGAAATTTGAGGTGGATGGTCCAACTCGATGAATATGGCACTTGATTTGCGCACCGAGGTGCTGCGGCGTTTAGAGCAGCACTACGGCCTAAAACGCCGCCCGAGCACCGGTTACTTGCGCGGTGGCAAGTGCCCGGCGTGTGGCAAAAATGAGCTGTATGCGCACTACGCCAACCCTTGGCTGATCATTTGCGGGCGTGAGGGTAAATGTTCGCAAAGCTGGCATGTCAAAGAACTCTATAAAGACTTGTTTGACGACTGGAGCAAGCGTGCGCCGGCCACTAATCAGTCCCCTGATGCAACGGCACGCGCCTATCTGGAATTTGCCCGCGGCTTTCGCTTTGAGCGGATTCAGGGCTGGTTTACCCAGGACTCGTTTTACTCGGCACAGCACAACGCCGGCAGCGCGACGGTGCGCTTTGCTTTGGAAAAAGGCGGCTACTGGGAACGTCTGATCGACCGCCCTCACCGTTTCGGCAAGATGAAAGCCCGCTTTAAACAAGGCGAAAGCTATAAAGGCACCTGGTGGTGCCCGCCTTGTGCCGACCTGCTTGAGGTCAAAGAACTGTGGATAGTTGAGGGTATTTTCGATGCCATCGCATTAGCGCATCACGATATCGCGGCGGTTTCGGCCATGTCGTCGAATGTCTTCCCTGAAGCCTCCCTTAAGGAGCTGTCACGCCAGCGCGGCGGCAAGTTGCCGAAGCTGATTTGGGCACTGGATAACGAGCCCGGCGCACACCGCTATACCAAGCGCTGGGTGCGGATGGCCCGCGAACTTGGGTATGTCTGCGAAGCGGCGCAAATCCCGCAGCAGGACAACCTCAAACTCGACTGGAATGATCTGCATCAGCGCTGGGTAGTGATCGACGACCTGAATAAACGAGCGGAGCGCGTCAGTAGAGACATCAACTTGGCCCGTTATCACGGTTCACTGTTGATTGCTGAAAGCGCGGCCGAGAAAGGTGCCCTAATGTACGAATGGCGTGAGCTTCACGAATTCCATTTTGAATTCGACAATCGTTTGTACTGGTTCACGATGGACTTGGACAAGTTCAACCGGGCCATGTTGGCACTGGAGTCTTCGGCACTTGAATCAGACCAGCAACTTAGTGAGCGTCAGCGCCGGGACAAAGCGTTGCACCAATGCGGTGGCGTTGTTGAAATTGCTGATTGCTATCCGCAAGCGTTGTACTTCCAGCGCAACGAGGTGACAGATGAGTCCTGGTATTACTTTCGTATCGACTTCCCGCATGACGGCCCCAGCGTTAAAAGCACGTTTACCGGAGGCCAGGTTTCCACGGCCCCGGAGTTTAAAAAGCGTCTGTTGAGCATGGCCGCCGGGCCGTTTTATACCGGCAATAGCAAGCAGTTGAACAAGATTATGAAGGAGCAGTTGTTTGGCCTGAAGACGGTCGAAACCATCGATTTTATCGGCTACAGCAAGCAGCACGGCAGTTACGTGTTTGGCGATATCGCGGTGCGTAACGGTGTGGTCAGCGAAGTGAATAAAGAAGACTACTTTGAGTTCGGTAAGCTGCGTTTGAAGACGCTGCAAAAATCCAACCCGATGCACATTCAGCGTGATACCAAGGAGTATCGCGAGGACTGGTTACCCATGCTGTGGACTTGCTTCAGGGCCAATGGTCTGGTGGCGCTGACGTTCTGGTTTGGCTCGCTGTTCGCGGAGCAGATCCGAGCGCAGTACAAGTCGTTTCCGTTTCTGGAGGCTACGGGCGAAGCCGGCGCCGGTAAAACCACCCTGCTCACCTTCCTGTGGAAACTGTTGGGGCAGGAGAAGGAAGGTTTCGACCCTTCCAAATCCACCCGCGCTGGCCGTCAGCGAGCGATGGGCCAAGTATCGAATATGCCGGTGGTGTTGATCGAGGGTGACCGCAACGAGCCCGACAAGCTGCATGCCAAGGGCTTTGACTGGGACGAACTGAAGGAGCTTTTCGGCGGAGGCACCCTGGGCACTAGGGGCATGAAGACCAGCGGCAACGAGACTTACGAGCCGCCGTTTCGCGCAACGATTGCGATCAGCCAGAACGCCGCTGTCAGCGCGTCTGAAGCGATCCTGACCCGCATCGTCAAACTGCATTTTTCCCGCCCTGTGGTCACCACAGAGAGCCGTATTGCCGCCGACAACCTGAACCAGATCCCGGTGGAGCAGTTAAGCCACTTTCTGCTCAAGGCCATACGTGCCGAGCCTCAGGTAATGGCCAGGTTTGCCGAGCGGGTGGTGGTGCATGAGGAGCGTCTGCGCAAGCTCAAGGACATCCGCGTGGAGCGGATTATCAAGAATCACAGCCAGATGCTGGCCCTACTCGATTGCCTGCGGCTGGTGTGCCCGCTGGATGAAAACCAGCTGGCCACCACCCAGCAACAGCTCACGGCCATGGCCCTTGAGCGCCAGTCGGCAATCAGCGCCGATCACCCGCTGGTAGCGGAGTTCTGGGAGGTTTACGAGTACCTCGAAAGCCTGGGGGAAGGCCCGCAAGTGAACCACAGCGCTGACCCGAAGTTGATCGCCATTCATCTTAACGGGTTTGTGAAGCTGGCCCGCGAGCATCACCAGAACGTGGCCGATCTCAAGATGCTGCGCCCGCTGCTGGAGCACTCGCGCAGCCACAAGCTGGTAGGCATCAATAAGGCTACTTATAGCGCCGTACGCGCTTCGCAGGCGGCCGCTAATCCAGTGTTCGACAAACCCAAAACCCTGCGCTGCTGGGTGTTCCAGAGCGCTTTATCGCTGAGACCAGAGGAGTAACAGCATGCAAGAGACCCCTAAGGCTGGAGCATCCCCGATATGAAGACGCTTTTGGTACTAATGGCCCAATATGATGGTCAGGTGGTAATCCCGCTGGAGAAGGTGTGCAAAGACTATTTCACTCACCTGACCCCTGACATGTTCCAGCGCAAGGTTCTGGCGGGCCAGATAAAGATTCCCATTACCCGACTGGAGGCGAGTCAGAAAAGCGCCCGAGGCGTGCATATCACCGACCTTGCCCAGTATCTGGATGCGCAACACGCCGCAGCAATGAAGGAGTGCCTTCAGCTCAACAGCGCCCAGCGTAGCCGTTGAATTACTTCAAGGTTCTGGCGCCAAGTTTTACGGGCGCCAGCAGGATTTTTTGGTACCACTTCCAATTTTCATAGGCATCACCACGCCCACGCAGATGGGTATAACGGCGCATCGAATTCCAGTCGCGATGCCCCGATACGCTGGCCACCCTCGGTATATCCCAATCCATTTCAAACAAGCGACTGACACCCTCATGGCGCAGGTCGTGAAAGTGCAGATCGATGATCCCCAGGAACTTGCAGGC